GCTCAGTGAACTCAAGGTCGAATGCAGTCGTTCCTGACGTTGTCATAATGCCTCTACCGTTAGTCCGCGCACTTTACAATTCTTACGTTTGGCATGTCCAACCGCAGACACTGTAACCCCTAATGCCTGCGCGGCGGCACTAATAGACTCAAATGTTCGTCCATCAGACAAGCGAACTGCTTTGCCGCCACCACGTGTTTTATCGCGCAAGTAGTCTTCTTTAGCTTTTGCATCAAGCACACGACGCTTGCCAACAGGTTTATTAATTGACGCTATAAATTCTGCGGCAACAAGGCGAGCTTCCTTTTCCTCACGACTCAATGGCAACCTACCGGAATTGTTTTGCATAGAACGTACACAAGGTAGAGCTGCGTTTGCCACAGCGTGCTTTACCAAGCATAAAGCGGAAAAAACTTCCAGAGCTTCTATTGTTTCTGTATTGTGCGCCGTCCAACGAAAAACCGCTCGCCCCGTATTAGTGTGGTATCTACCGTCTTCAAAGCTCCCGCCAAATCGCTCATACAGTGCAATAACCGGTGCACGGTCACACATGACAACCGATACTACCACTCCAATATATCCATCTTTACGTAAAGACATTGACACGGAGCCTTCGCCATCAAACAGACCCGCAAAATAGTAATCCGGCATTGGCCTAGTCATCTAAATCTCGCAGTCTTTGCAGCAATTCCTTTGGGCTGCGCCACAAATTGTTTACCTGCTTTCTTACCTGCTCGCTTTGCTCTTGTGGTTGCTGCATATTCCGCTGGGCTAAGTGCATTAATTGCCGCCGACGGGAGATACCGCTCACCAGTCTTACTAGACGGTTTACCACTCTTGGTTCGCCATTTCTGGTCTCCCCAGTTTTTTAACGATTGCTGCGGGGCTTTCACTTCATCTTCTTTAGGGTTTGTGCAAGCCTTGCTCGCTGACCCATTTTACCGGGGGCTTTTGCTGCCTTGGCTAGCTTACCTGCGGGGATCTTTTCCCCAGCTTTTACACCCAAAGATTTACGCAACGCTCCGGGTTTTTTGATAGCAGACTGAATCCACTTACCACTTTTAAACCCCTCAACACCGCGCCCTTTAAGTACGTCAGCGCGGGTTACTTTACCATCGTCGTTCAGGTCAGGAAATGATTTAGTCACGATAACCTCCACCGGCTTCTTTGTATTTCTTAGCTACGAGCTGTGCCTTCCTCGCGGACCACTGCCCTGCGCCCGTGCCTTGCGTTGCAGCAGCTTTAACCTGAGCTACGATGCGTTTCCGTAACTCAGGCTTGGTGTAATTACCCGCTGCATTAACTTTACCGCCTTCAGCATACTGATCGAAATCAGTATCATCCCGCCGAGGCTTCCTTTTTGCAGACGGCATCTTTGAGGGCGATATTGCCCCCATACCACGTGACGCCATCATACTAGCAAGCCCTACCGCCGCTCATCATTTTCTTTTTAGCCATGCCGCCTTTTTTCATACCGCTGCCAGCCATTTTGACTTGCATTCCTTTGGTTTTACCCTTGGA